TGACGGTCTGGAAGTCGGGCACCTGCAGGCACGCCCACGAACCAAACCCGCCCAGCTCCTCATAGCCCATGTGCATGGCCCGGTAGAAGTTGGACTTGTGGAAGACCCGCAGCATGATCTTGGTGACCTGATCCAGCCACACCTTGGCGTCGTGCTGCTTGGCCAGGTCGGGGTCGGCCGTGGTCAGTTTGAACCACGGGCGCGCCGGGCTGTTCATGCCGGCCTGCATGCCCGCGGCCAGGGTTTCAAGGGCCTGCGTGCCGGTCTCGTCCAGGATGTTGTTGTGCCGCTTCTCGCCCCGGTTGCGGTCCTGCGCGAAGAAGCGCCCCGAGCGGGGCAGCAGGTGGTCGCTGATGTCCCGCCAGTGCGAGACCCAGCTGGCGCGCTCGGTCTTGAGCGCTTCCCAGACCTGCATGTGCTCGTGGTGGCGCATCAACCCCCCAGCAGCTGGTTGCGGCCCAGCGTGAGGTTGTTGGTGGCCACGCCGCCCGGCCCGGTCAGCATCGTGCTGCCCACGCCCTTGGTCATGGCGTTGCCGGCCAGCAAGGCGGCCAAGTCAGGGGCTCGGCGGTTTGCGCGATTGGTAGCCTGGTCGGCCAGGTCTGCCGCCTTGCGTGCGTCTTCGCGGGCTTGCGCCTGCGTGCGCTCCTGCAGCTCAAGCGCTTGGCGGCTTTCTTCCGCCTGGTTGCCCAGCAGTCCGCCGAGCAGTCCGCCAACAAGGCCGCCAAGCAAACCCTTGCCCTTGAAAAGTCCGCCGAACATGGTCAGGCCTCCGACATTGCGATGTCTTGCATGGACCGCAATGTCGGGCCGGGGGCGTGAGTCAGGGGCACCCCGTCAACGGGCGTAGGGGTCGAAGCGCCGCCGGGCTTGGGCGATCTGGCTGACCGCGTCGCCTGCGGCCTGATGGAACTCAGGCACCGGTTCGGCGAACGTGAGGGCCAGGGCGTCAGCATCGTCCGGGCTGGCCAGGCCGCGCTTCTTCATGTCCTCTTTGCGTTCGAGCTGGATCTGGTCCTTGAGCGTGAACTGGTACTCGACGCTGGTGAGGTCGGTGGCCAGGGTCTCGTCCTTGTCGATGCAGCCCACTGCCAGCCAGTCGCGCATCGCGCCCCAAATCTCGGCCCGGCGGTTGAGGTACTTGCGCGGGTCGCGAGCTGCAGCACCGAACTGCACTTCGATCACGTCGACGCCTATCTGCCGCAGCCGGTCGACCACGCCGCCGCCCACGCCGCCGCCGTCGACGAACACCACGACACGCAGGCCCAGGCCGGTGAGGTAGGTGACATGCTCAGACACCCGGGCCGCCAGCTGCATGGTGTCAAGGCCCTGGAAGCGCTTGGGGGCGATGCTGCGGGCGTCCCGGCCCAGGCGGGTGCGGATCACGCTGGCGTCGTCGCCAAAGCGCGCCACGTCGACGCCAACGCATGCCGTGCGGCCCGACGTGTTGGCGGCCTCGGCGTCGCGGCGCGTGGCCTCGTCGACCAGGCTGCGGGCGATGAACTGCGTGCTGCTGGCGTTGGGGAACACGCCGCGCACGCGCACCTTGACGAAGTCGGAATCCTCACCGTAATCGTCGACCCACTCCTGCAGCAGCTTTTTGTTGGTGATCGCCACCTCGCGGCTGTCGATCTGACGATTGATCCAGCGGTGGCGCTGCTTGCCGAAGCACTCGGCGAAGGCGCCGGTGTTGCGCGTCGGGTTGCCAAACACGAAGTGCATGGGCTCGCCGTCGGTCTTGCCGCCCTCGGCCACCTCCCAGATCTTGTCGGGGATGGCCGAGGCTTCGTCGAACAAGTACCACGGTGTGCTGCTGGCCGCGTGCAGGCCCGCAAACGACTCGCTGTTCTCCTCGCGGCAGGTCTGCGCGTCCACGCGCCAGCTGTCCGGAAATTGCTTGTGCGTCAGGCGCATGGCGCCCTTGCCGGTGTTGACGTTGAACCAGTGCCGGGTGATGCACTTGGCGCCCCACGACGCCACGCCGGCCCAGGTCTTGGATTCCAGCTGAGGCGCCGTGTTGGCGGTCACCACGCCCTTGGAGTGGGGGCGGGTGCTCACGATCCACCAGGTCAGCCATGCGGACATGGCCGACTTGCCGATCCCGTGGCCCGAGCTGACCGCGTACTGGATGGGCGCGACTGCGTTGACCCCATCAAACCCGCGCTCGCGGACCTGGCGGCCAATGTCCTCAAGCATCTGACAGGCCCAAAGGTCGGGGCCAAAGTCGCAGCCGTACTGCATCCGGTACTCGGCGGGCAGGCGAACCACCTGCAGCGCCGGATCGGTGTCCCAGGGGAAGGCGAACATTACGAACGACAACGGATCGTCGTAGAAGGCGGCCATGTCCTCGGCCAGCTGCTTATCGAGCGTGTCAGCCACCGGCACGCTTCCGTGCGGCCGCGATCATGGCGGCCACGTTCTCGGTGACGTCGTGCTCGACCTTGTCCTTGAACATGGCCAGATGTCGCCCGATGAGCTCGATGGCCTTGTCCTGGTCGCGCATGAGCACCTGCACGCCGTCCTTGGTCTGCTTCACGCCGGCGTAAAGGCGCCGGGCGGGGCCGGACAGGTGGCGCGTGTCGGCCAGGTGGATGCGTTCGACACCCTCGCCAAAGCACTCAGGGCAGTCCTCATGAGGCTCGCGGCGCGGGTCGTAGCCCACACCCCCAGCCTCGTCGAAAACGCGCGGCTGGTGGCGTTCTGGGTCTTTGCGCTGGCGCTCCAATTCGGCAACCTCGTGGGCCGCCCGATCGCGCTCCATTTCGGCCGGGGTCCGCTGGTAGCCGAACAGGTTGCCGTGGCAGTGTCGGCAGCACCCGCGGCGGTGCTGGATGAGCTCGTTGGGGTCGGCGATCGCCAGCTCGACCAGGTGGCGCAGCACCTCGTTGGCTTCGAGCTTGAGCTCGCGGGCCCGCTCGTCCTGCAAGGCCTTGACCGCAGCCTGCACGTCAGGGTCTTGAAGCAGGCGCCACGCCTCGACATCCGCCTGCGATCGAGCGTAGCCCGCGCGGATGGCGGCCTGCGTCCCGTTCAAGTCCTTGAGGTACTCAAACACGAAGCGCTGACGACGAGGGGGCAGTGCACTTGCAAAACCTTGCATGCCCCGCACTGTGCGAGCAGGTCACCGAGTCAGGGGAACCTCCCGCCACTCGGTCGCCAGCTGCCGCTTGTGGCCCAGGCAGATCCGCCGGGCTTGCGACTTCGACACGTCGAACATCTTGGCCAGCGCCCCCCAGCCCAGGCCCGTCTCGCGCATCGCCAGCATGCGGTCCACGTCGGCGTCGGTCAGCTTGGCCTGCGGATGCGATTCGCCGACCCTGCGGTTTTTCTCGTTCACGCCGACGACCAGTTTCATGCCCGGCCCCCGATCGTGCAAAAACTTGCGGGTTCTTCCAGTGTGTTGTTTTTTGCGTGTTTCAACTGAGTTGAAGCTGAAACACGATTTCCACGCTCCGTTTCAACCCCCCGCTGCTTCTGCTTCAACTCACCCCCACCCCCTACGGGGGTGGTGGGGGGTGTTTGAAGCAGCAGTTGAAGCAGCTTCGCCGATGCTTCATTTGCTCCATTTGAAGCACGTTGAAGCAGATGAAACACGAAGCGCACGCAGCGAATTGCGGATTCAGAACGCGCAAAAGTTTGCGAATGTGCAGAGGTTTGCGGGTTCAGCATAAGTCCGCCCCCACCGCGTAGCCAATTCGCGCCCTTGCGATTTCCACATAGTCCGCCGTCATGTCGATGCCAACGAACTGGAATCCCTCAAGCACGGCCGCCTTACCAGTGCTACCTGAGCCCATGAACGGGTCCAGCACCAGCCCGCCGGGAGGCGTCACCAGCCGGCACAGATAGCGGATCAATTCGGTGGGTTTGACGGTTGGGTGGTTGTTTAGCCGCTCGGTCTTGGCGCGCAGATATGGGTTGTCCGCAGTGTCCAGGTTGGTGCGGCGGTGTGCGGTCTCTGTGCGAGCTGCGAAGCCGTCCAGTCCCTCGTTGCGGTCGGCCTTGCTGGCCTTGGCGCAGTAGAAGAAGCGGGCGGCGCTGCCGGTGTCGCCGCGGGGCACCGCCGTGGCGCGCTCGTTGTAGAGCCCCAGGACGTTGCGCGTTTTGCTGGACGGTTCCTTGCCTGTTACTGCGCCAGACTGCCCAGGCGCCTGCGGAAACGCCGCCAGCACTTCCTCGCTGCCATCGTGGATGACGTTGGCGGGCCAGCGGCCGGCGTCTGTTGGTCGCGCCTCCCCTCCATCGCGCGACAGGCCACCATCGTACAGCTTTGACCCGCCACCGCCCCAGCCTGTAGCCTTCTCCGCAGGCACCCTGCACCCATCAATGTTCAGCGCCCCCGTCCCATGCGCCAGCACGTTCTCTGCCACGGTGCCCACCAGCGGCTTGCGCGCCACGCAGATCGGCTCATGGGCAGGCTTGAGGGCGGTGCCCCAGCCTTGCCATTTGCGGGCGGCGGGGGTGGCTGGGGCGGTGATCCGCGTGTCGCCGGAGTAGTCGCCATAGACCTGATTGCTGCCCGGCACGAAGCCTCGGTCACGGTGGCCGATCACCTCGCGTTCCGCTTCGTCATACAGTCGCTCAAAGTCTGCGGGCAGGTCCAGCAACGCCCGCACACGATCCCAGTGGTGGCGCGGCGGCATGCCACCACGGTGATCGGTGCGCGCCCAGTAGCAGGACGAAGACTTGATGCCGAGCGCCCGGTCAACATCCGAGTGGGTCAGCGGGGACGCTTCGATGGCGGCAGCATAGGCCTCGGAGAACGCACGCCACGCCAGCGCGTCGCCGCCAGCCTTGTCAATCGCCTTGCTCACATCCAGCGACTTCGGGAACCCCGAACCGTACAGCCACATGATCTGGTCGCGGACCTCGAACCCGGCGTCTTCAATGGCGCACGTCATGCGGTGGTAGGTGCGCGATCCGCTGAACGCCAGCAGGTGCCCGCCAGGCTTGAG